TGCACACAATGCCATATCAATACACATAGTGGCCAATATCCAACTAAAGATGATTGCTTAAATAAAGTAGCAGAGCGTGAAGGTATTACATATGATGAAGCCTATGCAATAAATCGTAGAGCAATGGGATATGATGTATGACTAGAATATGTTGTAATAGGGATAGATGCCTTAATAATAAATATGGCATCTGTACTGCAGACACAATTGAATATGAGGGAATATGTCAAAGCTACATAACACAGAATGATGCAAGAAAAACAAATTGCGGATTATGTAGAAGGACACATGGGAAGTTAAAGCGTAATAGCAATACGGTATTAAAGTAGAGGTGATGCAATGCTAAAAGCATGTAGCTATTGTGGAGGAATACATGAAGGAGAATGTCCACATAAGCCAAAGCGCAACTACAAGCAGGAGCATGCAAATGCATCTGATAGCAGAAGGAAAGAACGGAAGTTCAGAAGCAGTGTTGAATGGCAAGACTGCAGAAGACATATATTAGATCGTGATAAACATCTATGTAGATTATGCTTGCACGAAGATAATTATATTAGCGTAGGGCAACGCTTAGATGTACATCACATTGAACCATTACACGAAGCATGGAAGAAGCGTACTGATGAAAAGAACTTGATTACATTATGCAAGATGCATCACTACAAAGCAGACCATGGAGAATACAAGAGGGAGTACTTGAAAAAAATAATTAGTACCCCCCCTACCATAAAATAAATTTTTTGCGAAAAAGTCCAAGACCGTACTGCTCACCACAATTTACACAATTTTCCCTAATGGGACATGCGTGCGCACGTGAATATATATTTATTTATATAGGGACTATACAAGGATGCTGCAAGGCAGAGGAAAGGAGGTGGACACATGAGAAAAGCTGTATCAGCAAGGACTACAAAGAAGCACTTAACAAAGGCAGAAAAAGAAAAACGTATTGCTGTAGAAAATGCGTTTATTGATGATGCGGAAATAGAACCGCCAAGCTATTTAACTAAAACACAATTAGAAGCATTTCATTTTATTGTTGATGCATTAAGGCAAGCTAAAGTATTAAGCAGATTAGATACACAAACAATCATTCAAGCGAGCGTGGCTATTGATATGTTACACACTGCAAATAAGCGTGTGGCCAAAAGACCAACACTTGCAATTGATAGAGAATTTGTAGCAACACAAGAGAAGCTGGTGAGGACATATTTAAAATTATGTGATGAATTGTGTCTATCTCCACAATCTAGGGCGAAGCTTGGAGTACTTGTAGCCAATCAAAAAGAAGAGGAACAAGATCCATTGCTAAACGTGCTGCAAGGGGGTGTATTGAGTGGATAAAAAACATCCTGCCTATCAGTATGCAATGGACGTTGCGAAAGGGAATATCAATGCACCAAAGTATGTAAAACTACAGGTTAAAGAGTTCTTAAATATTGCAAATAATAAGGATAGACAGTACATTATTGATGATAATAAGGTACGAACTATTGGAGAATTACTGAAATTATTAATAATGCCTAAAGGGTTAAAAGCGAATATCACAGTATATGATGCTATGGCAGGGTTCCAATGGTTCTTTATAACTGCAATATTATGTACAGTTGAACGTAACAATAAAGACAAAAGACGATATGAAAACGCAATACTTGAGATATGCAGAAAGAATGGCAAGACATTTATAATTGCTATTCTTTTTATTTTGCTATTTTTCATGGAGCCTAAGTTTTCTAAGTTCTATTCTGTAGCGCCAGACGGTTCATTATCACGTGAAATTAAAACAGCTATAGAAGAAATATTGCGTAGCAGTCCTGCCATGTTAGGCAAGATGAATGGTAAGGAAAAATTTAAAATGTTACGTGATTATATACATTGCAACATTACGGACAATAGATATATTCCACTTAACTATTCAACAGGGCGCCTTGACGGTAAATTGCCAAGTGTATTTCTAGTGGATGAAACAGGAGCATTGCCAAATACATATGCAATTGAAGCAATGCGTTCTGGTCAATTAACAATACTAAATAAACTAGGCTTTATAATCTCCACTAAATACCCAACTTTGAATAACCCTTTTGAGGATGAAGTTGACTATGCTAAGCGTGTATTAAATGGCGCAGTAGATGATGATAAAGTATTTGCATTACTATATGAGCCAGATGATACAAAAGGTTGGGCAACCAATGATGAAGTATTAGAGCAAAGCAATCCGTTGGCCATTGAAGTAACAGAAATCATGGATGATTTAAAAGCCAAAAGGCAAGTGGCAATTGAAATTGAAAGCAAGCGTGAAAACTTCATTACTAAACATTGCAATATCATATATAGCGGTGCTGGTAGTGAAAGCTATGTGAATGTTGCTGATTTACAGAAAGGTGCTATAGATCATATCGATTGGAGCGGTAGAGAAGTATTCCTTGGTGTTGACTTGGCCATGACTACAGATAACTGTGCCGTGTCTATGGTGGCCTTTGATGAAGAAACAGAAAAGGTTTATCTTGATGCGGTGGCATTTGTACCAGAAGATAGGATAGATGAAAAATCAAAACTGGAACGTATTCCATATCGTGATTTTATTAATGCTGGCTATTGTATAGCGTGTGGCAATCGTACTGTAGATTATGGTGCTATTGAACGCTACATAATGCAAATAGAAGCAAAATATGGGGTTACTGTGATGGGTATTGGCTATGATAGGTATAATGCCTTATCAACTGCACAAAAGCTAGAAGATGCTGGATATACGATGGTTGAGATTAAACAACATTCAAGCGTGTTACATCCAGCTACTAAGTGGCTTGCAGAATTAGTAGCCGATGGCAATCTTGTTTATGAAAAAGGCAACAAATTACTTGAAATTAACTTTGAAAATTCACGTTGCGTATACGATACCAATATGAACCGCTATGTAAACAAGAAAAAATCAAGAGGTAAGGTTGATATGGTAGTGGCTGGCATCAATGCGATGTATCTATTACATCAAAATTATATGCTTAATAGTACCCTTGATTGGGTAGTCCAAATGTAGAAAGGGGGTGAAATATTGGGATTAATTAAAAATATCTTTGGTTTAGAGGTCAGAGAAGAAGCGGTAGTAAGTGAAAATTCATTCATTGATACGGCTGACGATGTTGATTTAGGACTTCCTAGCTTTGATGCATCTACAACAGTAACACGTAGGCAAGCATTAAGTGTGCCAGCGGTAGCAAGTGCATTGTTTTTGATTAGTGGTATTATTGCTGGTATTCCTATCAAACTGTATAGGCGAGATGGCAATACTATCACAGAAATCACAGACGATGAACGTACAAAGCTATTGAATATTGAAACAAATTCAACGCTAGGTGCGTTTGAAACAAAGCAAGCCATGATTAATGATCTAATTATGGAAGGTGCTTGTTATTGTTACATTGGAAAAGATGGTAACAGTGCTACATCGTTACAATATCTGCCTAAATATCGTGTAAGCGTGCTAGATAACGGAAAACTAATTGATAGAACTGTGTTATTTCTAGTAGATGGGAACTACTACGATAACTTTAATATCATGCGTGCTGTTAGAAATAGCAACGATGGGGTACATGGTAGAGGGTTGTTAGATGATAACGCTACACAAATTTCTAGTATGTATAATGCATTAGTATATGAAAATGGTGTAATCAGTAAGGGTGTTCGTAAAGGCTTCCTTAAATCTGAGGGGAGATTGACGGTCAAAGCACTTGAAGCACTCAAAAAAGCGTGGCGAATGATGACGGCTAAACTAGGTACTAGCGATGTAATTGTACTTAATAAGGGCATTACCTTTGAAAGTGCGGATAGTACTGCCGTAGAAAACCAGCTAAATGAAAGCAAGCAAACAAATGCTGACTTAATTTATAAATTGTTTGGTTTTACTGACAAAACATTTACAGATGAGAAAGCATTTAATATTTTTGTTAAAACTACGATTATGCCAATCGTAAATTGCTTTGTTGAAGCTATCAATCGTTCAATGTTGCTTGAAACTGAAAAAGGCAACCTGTATTTTAACTTAGATATGAATGATCTATTAAAAGCCGATATGCTTACACGCTTCAATGCATACAAGACTGCATTGGATAGCAACTGGATTAACGTGGATGAAATTCGTCAACGTGAGGACTTATCCCCTATGGGTATTGATTTCGTAAGTATGAACCTTGCGAACGTATTCTATTATCCAGATACGAAGAAAGTGTACACACCAAATACTGGTGTGCTTGGTGATTTAACTACACTAAAATCTGTGAAAGGGGGTGAGAATGATGAAAATTGAAGTCCGTAATGGTGCAGTTACGATTGAGGGGTATGTGAATGTTACAGAACGTTTAAGTAAACCTATTCGTGATGTAAGGGGTAATTTTTTAGAAAAAGTACAAAGTGGTGCGTTCAATTCTGCATTACAACGCAATAATAATGTAGAGTTACGCTTCAATCACCGCAGAAAATTGGGAGACCAACAAGATGGCTCGCTAGAATTGCGTGAAGATAACATTGGATTGTATGCGAAAGCAACTGTATCTGATGCGGAAGTAGTCAAATTAGCGGAAGAAAGAAAGCTAAAAGGATGGTCTTTTGGTTTTAGAAAACTAGAAGATAGCTGGGATAAACAGGAAAATATGCCTGAAATTCGCACATTAAAAGCTATTGATGTAAGCGAAGTAAGTATTTTAAGCATTACACCAGCATATATTGCAACATCAATTAGCATGCGTGCTGATGAAGGTGAAGATTTACTAGAATGTAGATCTAACGAAACAGCAACAGGCACATTGGAATATGATATTGAAGAACGTAAGGACGAGGAAGAAGAAAAGCCTAACAATCAAAAATATCATGATATTTTAACTAAACTTAATGCATAGCATCCACCATATGTGGGTGCTTTTTTAATGAAAAGAGGATAGCATGAACTTTAAAAAACTTATTGAAAAACGCAATTCTTTGGTTGAAGAAATGAACAACCTTGTAAAAGTGGCAGATGAAGAAACACGTGCACTTAATGAAGAAGAAACAACAAAATTCGAAGGTCTACAAAAAGAAGTAGCAGACATCGATAAAACATTGAAACTTGCACAAGAAGAACGCAAATTGATTTCCGTAGGTTATGATGATGAACCAGCTGATGCGGTTGATGCAAAAGCAACTGCACAAGCAGAAGAACGTGCATTTGCTAATTTCTTGCGTACAGGTGAAACATCTTTCTCAGATGTAGAAACACGTTCTGATGTAAACCTTTCCAAAGGTGATAACGGCGTAGTGATTCCTTCTACAAGACAAGAACAATATCATGATGAACAGACCTCAAAACAGTCTAATATTCAGACTTCATATAAGG